GCAACTGGCAACGACAACAGGCTGAAACGCAGCGCAACATGCTGATGGCCGAGGCCAACCAGCAGATCGCCATCCTCGCCGACGCCGTGGATCTCGGCATGGCCACCGATGCCGAGCAGGCAGCCTATACCGCCTGGCGCCAGTACCGGGTTGAGCTCAGCCGCCTTGACATCACCCAGCCGCCCATTGCATGGCCTCCCAAGCCAGCCACAGCTAGCTAAACCACCAACCCGCTTCGGCGGGTTTTTTATTGCCCATTCCAGGAGCAACTCATGGAAAAGAAACCGTACCTGGTGCAGCTCGGGTTCGAGCATCCCAATACCGGCCATTGGCAGGCAGCGGGCACCACCGTGGAGATGACCGAGGGCGAGGCCACCCAGCTTCTCCTCAGCGGGTATCTCATCGTCAAACCGGCCGCTGCTGCGGCAAAAGCCGTCAAGGGGAAATAACCCATGCCCGTCATCGAATCGTTCGTCCACAACGGGGCGACTATCCTGCGCGAACCAGCACCGTCCCCCATGGGGCCGCTCGGCCGCGCCGTGTTCGGTCTGGTTGGCACTGCGCCGGATGCTCACCCCGACATTCCGCGCAGCAAGGCCTACTGGGTCAACAACAAGTCGGCCCTGGCCAAGCTGGACACCACCGGCCAGGAACGCGGCACCCTGTGGCGCGCTTGCAGCGCGATGTTGGATGCAGCGCAGTGCTCCATCTACGTCATCATCGAGGAAGAAGACAACTCGGTGCCGCCCGCCGACAAAGACTACTCGGGGGTTATCGTCACCGCGAAGGCCAACGAAGACGGCACCCTGGCGGTCACCCTGACGGACCCGACCCTGCTCGATGCGGTGGTCGGCGCCCAGGCGGCGAGCTGGACCGCTGAGATCAGCGGCAAGACCTCCGCCCTGGTGAGTTACCTGCCGGGTGAAACGAACGTGCTGACCATCGTGGGTAATGGTGGCATCACCCTGGCTGACCTCCCGGCGCAGAGCACCATCGTGATCCACGGCAAGGATCTGACGGCCTCTGGCACCATCGCCAATATCGTCGGCGGCATCGACCCGCTGACCGGTCGCCGTACCGGCATTGAGGCGCTTGCCGCCGACATCCCGGAGACCCTGACCGACATCGCCGCCCCCGGTTTCAACCACAAGGCGGTGCACGACGCGCTGGCCAAGATGGCCCAGCGGCTCTATGCCGCCCCGGCTTTGGAAGGGCCGAGCACCACCGATGAGGCGGCCATCTCTCTGTCGCAATCCCTCGGGGTAGTGGGGACCGGCTATGCCGACGCCGTACTGGTTGATCCGTTCGTCAAGGTCTGGTCCAACGCGGCAAAGGGCTACGTCTACATGTCCGGGGTGGCCCATTACCTGGGTTGCGCCGCACGGGTCGACGTGCATGAAGCCCCCGGCAAGGGGCGGATGAACGTCTATATCGACGGCTGCCAGCGCACCATCGACTACAACCTGCTGGACAAGACCAGCGGCGGCGACCGGTTGAACAAGTACGGCGTGACCTATTTCGGCCGCACCAGCGTCGGCGGCTTCTCGTTGCTGGGGAACCGGACCCTCAGCGGTCGCTTCATCAACCTGGTGCGGTTGGAGCTGGCGATCATCCGCAAGCTGATCGCCACCACCGAACCGGGGATGGCCCAACTGCTCAGCAAGGAGTTCATGCAGTCCAAGGTGGCCTCCCTGCAGAACTGGCTTGATGGTGAGGCCGCGGCGGGCAAGCTGATTGGGGCCAAGGTGTATCTGCACCCTACCCTCAACAACACCGAGAACTACCGCAACGGTGAGTGGCACATCGTGATCGGTTACGCCGGCTACTCCCCGAACGAGCACATGGTTTACCACCTGCGTGAAGACGTGGGTATCATCGAATCCTTCCTGAACGAGGTGCTGTAATGGCAGGTCAGAATGTACGGATGATGCAGCGGATCGTCGTGGACGGCATCCCGCTGCAGCGTGAAATCACGTCGTGGGAATCGACCCCACCGAAGGAGAAAGCCGGTGATCTCGCCGGCAGCTTCATCCAGGGTGACGTGCGGACGGGCATCGAAAAGATGACCGCCAAGATCGTGGGCAAGGGGATCACCCCCTACATCTTGAAGATGACGGGCCGCCGTCCGGGATCGCCGGTGACCGTCATCGTGACTGAGTCCTGGGAAGACGAGGATGGGATCATCACCGCCATCCAGGAGATCTGGACCGGTCGCATTGCCTCCCGTGAGCGCAGCGCCGGTATCGTCACCGAGCTGCCGGAAGACACCTTGAACCTCAGCCTCGATGAGTCCAAGCGCATCGTCAACGGCATCCAGGAGTGGCATGTCAGCCGCAAGGCATCGATTTGCGACCTGGGTGATGGCGATCTGTTGGCCAAGCACCGCAGCAACGTCGGCATGTTCTAACCCTCAGCCCAAACTGCCAGGTGGGGCCGCTGGCCCCACCCCCCCTCTTTACCGCCCCCGTCCAGGGGGCTTTTTATTGTGAGACTCCCATGACCAAACCCTATACCCAGACTCACCCCCTGCGCTGGCCCATTGCTGGACTGAACGAGGTTACCGTCAGCACAATCACCATCGGTCAGACGCGCAAGCTGCGCAGCCAGTTTCATCTCGATGATAAGGACGAGGCGAAGCGAGATTCTCATGGCTTCAATGCCGCCGTGCTCAAAGCCTGCACAGGCCTCAATGACGATCAGCGCGGAGAGCTGCGTAAACCTGATCTGAACTCACTGACCGAGATCGTCGCCAAGCTGTGCATGACCCCGAGCCATGAGTTGGTCGAGCAACCGGCCGGAGCGGCTGATGAGTTCCGCCTGCTGGTGCCGGTGATCGATGTGATGCGTGGAAAGGAACCCATCCTGACGCTGACGATGGTACCTCCTACCGTTCGTCTGACCGACTCCATCCGCAACCTCGGCCTGTTTGATCAGGCCCGCGAGGTTGTGGCGGTTTGTACCGATATCCAGCCGATCACCGTCGATGCGCTGCATATGCCGGATTGGGTCGCCCTGGAGGCGAGGGTGGCCGATTTTTTGTCCGAAACAGCGGACTACTTTCCCCTGGAGACGTCGAACGCCTGATCGACGTAGTGCCGCTGGTCTATTCGGTATCAAGTGAAGAGATCATGGGATGGCGGGTGCCGGCGGCCCTGCGCCGCTATGAACTGGCGCTGGCTAGACTCGGGGTAAAGAAGCATGTCTGACAAGAAGTATTCGGTAACCCTCTCGGCCAAGGATCAGATGAGTGCCGCCTTCGACTCTGTCGGGGCGGCTTCTTCTCGGCTGCGCAAAGAGGTCGACGAGACCAACAAGCAGATCAAACAGCTGGGCGATACCAGCAAGCGCTCCGCCGATTTTGGCACCCTTCGCCGGGAGATGGAGGGCACCAAGGGTGCTCTGGCCGGTGCACGGGCCGAGGCGGCCAGCGCCGCCAGCACGATCAAGAGCTTGACCGCCCAGCAGGCGGCCTACAAGAAGGAGCTGCAGGCCGCCGAGCGCCAGCTCGAAAAGATGAAGGGGTTTGTCGGACCGACCACTCCGGCCCAGCAAGAAGCGATTGCTGCCACCACCAAGAAGATCACCGATCTCAAGGCGGCCTATGCCGCCACTGGCAAGGAGATCAAGGTAGCCGAGCAGGCCCAGAAGAGTGCGGCGGGGGAAGCGAAGAAGCTGACCGACACCCTCGGCAGCCAGGGTCGCCGGTTGGGGTCGTTGTCCAATGATCTGGACAAAGCAGGGATCAACACCAAGGCCCTCGGTGCCGAGCAGCTGCGTCTCAAGCGCGACACCGACTTGGCCACCGCCGCGATGGAGCGGCAACAGAAGCGGCTGGTCACCATCGCCGATGCTCAGGCCAAGATGGCAGCCAACAAGCAGACCCGCCAGGATATGCCTGGTGAGCTGCTGGGGCTGGCAGCCGCCAGCGCCCCGGCTATCTACGCCGCCAAGAAGGCGGTGGATTATGAGAGCGCCTTTGCTGGGGTGACCAAGGTGGTCACCTTCAAGGATGAGGAAGAGAAGGCGGCCACCCGCTCCCGCATGATGGAGATGGCCGGTCAGCTCGGTGTTGATCAGGTCGGCATGACCAACATCGTCGCGGCGGCAGGTGAGGCGGGGATCGGCAAGCGGGCCGATGGCACTACCGATGCCAAAGAGCTGCTGCGCTTCGCAGGCGATGCGTCGAAGATGGCTGTGGCCATGGACATGACGGCCGAAGAGGCGGGGACGACGCTGGCCAAGTGGCGCTCGGCGATGGGGATGGATCAGGATCAGGCCATGCGCCTGGCGGACTATTCCAACGCCATTTCCAACGAAATGGCCGCCAAGCCGGCTGAAGTGGCGCGGGTGATGTTGCGCCAGGGTGCGACGACCATGAAGGCGGGTTTTACTGACCGTCAGGCCGCCGCCCTGGCCGCGTCGCTGATCGCCGGAGGTGAGGGGGAGGAGACCACCGCCACCGCGATGAAGAACATCACGGGGCGGCTGAACAAATCCTTTGCCGCCACCAAGGCCCAGAAAGAGACGCTGGCCATGCTCGGCTTCGACCCCATGGTCTTGGCCAAGGACATGCAGCGCGATGCGGGTGGCACCCTGTTCAAGGTGCTTGGCAAGATCGGCCAGCAGGACAAGGACAAGCAGGCCGCCGTCATCAGCCAGCTGTTTGGCGAAGAGGTAGTGGGGGCGGTCAGCAAGCTGACCGCCAACAC